TAGGCATCCAGCACGCGACAGACCTCCGCCAGCGACACCGGCACCACAGGCGCGAGTTGCACGGCCACCGGATAATACACTCGGGCCGCGTGCGCCAAGGTCGGGTATTCCCGGAACACGGCGCTGTCGAGACGACACCGCAGCCGATCCAGCGCCACGCGCACCCTGGTCACGCGCGTGGCGTCACGTTTGGTGTACGTGTTGCCCAGGAAGACCTCAGCATGCACCAGCGTGTTGCGCATGTGCGCCAACACACTCCCCAGCGCACCATGGAGTTCGAGCGGCAAGCCGGTCCTGGGAGGCTGCGGCATCACTGCGACTCCTCTCGGGGGTTGAGGCACTCCCAGCCCGCAAATTGGTCGAACCGCATCGCCGCGCCCGTAAAGGTCGGCACCCAACACGTCTCCTCCACCCAGAGCGGCTCCGTGCCGCACGGGAACCGGGGAAGCGACGCCTGTACAAACGCATGCGTGGCGGCACTAATGGGGCGGAGTTCTCGACCCTCCAGCATCATAGAGTCCGTCATGGGTTGAGGCCCTCCCGCTCCCGGCGCCAGGCCGCATACTTGGGCGCTGCCTTGAACCCATAATCCGCGGCATACACGCGGAGCGTCTCCAGGACTTTACCTCCGCCCTCACGGTGCTCGGCGTACCGTGTCGGGTTCATCGCCCCACAGGAATACGCAATGATCTGCCGGAGCTGCGTCGTCGAGATATGCCACCGCGTCGCCACCAGGTCTAACCGCTCTCCCAACAACGCTTCTTGCGTCATGCGATAACAGTCCTTCGGCGTCAAGTGCTGGTGGCACGCGCACTGACACTTGGCACAGGCACAACAGGCACTCATGCGACTTCCTCGCGCAGCGTCACGGTAAACGTGAGACGATACGCCCCCGGCGTCTCGGGGTCCATGCGCCAGCGCCGCTGCTCGGCCTGCGTCGGCAAGAGCCCGGCGCGTTGGAGCAGCACCTCCACGTCCGGCATAGTCCGCCCCATGAACACGAGTGCCGGGATGCCGAGGTCCGCGGTAATGGTCAGGGCTCCCGGCATGCGTCGTCCTCCAGCGTGCGGCGGAGCTGCTCGGCCACCTGCGGCAACGTTTCGAGCGTCACGTCGCGCAGATCCGGGTCGGGGCGATAGTCGAGGTCCTCGTCCGGCTGTTGCTGCCAATGGGCATAGCGAGGATCGTGCGGGGTCATACGTGCAGATCCTCTAAGGGAATCGTCATATCGACCTGCATGCGTAGTGTCTCCGTGGCCTCGTCCTTGCGGAGCACGACCCGCACACGTCCGCCAGGATAGCCCCCGATGAGCAACCCAACCTGAAACATGGTACAGGCAATGAGATTGGACAGGGCGGGATCGACCTCGTCCAGGTTACGAACTTCGACCTCGACCCGTTCTTCCGGCACCAGCGGGCGTCTCATGCGCCAATCTCCTCTAGCGTGAGAGGCTTCCCCGACACCGCATCAATGAGATTTTTTATACTAAGACGGCCAGCGCGCCAGAGTGCTGCCCGCGTCGGTCCAAGTACCTCGTCCTGAAACGCCGTATCACGTCGGCTCAGCCATTGACTCACATTCTCCTGCCGAATCGGCCCGCCATCGTCTACAGCCGGGACGATACTCGAACGGCATCCGGGGTGGTATGGCACGCCTGAAAGATAGGGGATTGAATGACCTATACTATCGTGCGTATCTGCTGTATATTTCAAACCATGTCTACTTAAACATATAGAGGATGTTCGCGAGTCGAGGACTGATTGGTGGATGACTATTAGTCCTATAGGATTCGCTGCCGCCACCGCCGCCCGTGCTTCCCCCACGGTATTGGTCAGCTGCGTCGCAAGTAAGCGACTCGCATCAGTTTTGGCTTTTGCGACAATACCATCCGCGAATGCCTGTGCCGATGAGCCGCGTACTCGGCGTAGCAACGCGAGGAGGTTTTCCTCTAAACTCACCCCAACTAGCAAGCTATCGTGGAGCCGTTGGGAGAGACTCGCCCCCTGGCGTGCCCACCAGTCAGCCCCCACGGTCGCTAAATCGGTGGGCGTAGCCGCCGAAGGAAAGAGCGACTGGGTCACGCTGACACGCAAGGCACGCTCTGATGGTTGTGCCTCAATCATCTCTTGCTGGGTGGTGCTATTCACAATGGCCTCAACGGCCTGCGACTCATGCTTCGCCAGTCGCACCATGGCGTCATCGATCATCTTCGCAATTTGCTCGTAGCGCGAGGTGATGAGCGGATCGAGTTCCTCAGCAACGAGGGCCTCGACCTCCCGGCGACGTCTGGCCAGCAAGATGAATTGTGTCGGATCGTTCTCGGCGATGGCACTAACCAAATCCGCCTGCAACAAGGCAAGGATCGCCCAGACCTCACGGCGCTGTTGCGCTTCGACTCGCGCTGCCTTGAGCTGCTGTTCCACAAGTCTATCAGAAATCTCTTGATTTACAGACTCGGCCATAGGACGTCGTCCAGGACCTCAAAGCACTCGATGCGCCCATCCACATGCAGCTTGTAGCGCGCCACCACCACCCGCTGGCCCTCCGCATTGAGGGCCTGCGCCTCCACCATCACGTCCTCGGTCGGGGCGTACTTGCGCTGCCCCGCAGCCAGCGCCTCCTCAAAAATGCGCCGCGTCTTCGTCCGTGCCGTCTCCATCACGAGGACTCCTGTGGGCCAGCCGCGGCGGCTTCAAGAGCCAGCACCTCCTGCAAGCGGGCCACGAGTCCCGCATAGTTCAGCGCTACATCGCCCGGTTGCGGATCAAGCGTGCTGAGGGCATGGCGCAGCGCATTGCGCCGGTACAGCTGGAGCGTTTCCTGATTGCGTTGGTCCTGGAGCGCTTCGATGTTCGTCGACTCTGCCATAATCACCTCCTAGAGTATGTTGCCTAGAGCGTCAGTCGCTGCCGGGCCGGTTCGGGGACGCCCTCGATGTGGGCCTCCCATTCGCCCCCGCCGATAGGGATTTGAGCCTCCCCGCTAAAGCCGGCTGGCTGCACGAGCGAGGATGCCCACTTAAACAGTTCCTTCTCGACCGCCGCACGCAGCCGCTGTAAAACCTGCAAATATTCCAGCTCCACGTCGCCCGCCTTCGCATCGAGATGCCCCAGCGCCTGGCGCATCACCTGCTCCGTCTCCGGGTTCGGCGTCTCGCCAAGCAGGCCATGGCCTTCGGGGTCCGCCAGCATCTGCGTGAGCGTAATGTCGAGCTGGCGCAACTGCGCCACATAGCCCTGGGTCATGTCCGCGTCAGGCTTCAGTGCGGTGAGCATCGCCTCGACGAGGGCTTCGAGGGTGGGGTCATACGGTTCCATCGTTACCTCCTCTAGCCACAGGCTAGGTCACGAAAAACGGCTTGATATTCGGCATCGGCAAAGTTTTCCTGCCCGACCAGCTTACTCAGTCGTTCGACAAGCGGTAGCGTCCGTGAACCGAGGACAAAGGTCAGATGATACACGAGGGCGGTTTTCCAGGGTGACGCCATACGCTAGCCTCGTTTCCGTAAGCCACGCCGCGCGAGACGTTTCCGCCCAGCCGCACTCGCCCGCTTCGCAATATACGTGGCGAGGGCAAAGGCATTGCCTTTTCGCAATCCCCGGCGCTTCAGTTGTTCGGCGACTTTGCCCCGCGCCGCACGAGCCTTGGTGCCCGTACGAAAGGAGACTTTCTTCTTGGCCATAGCGTGACTCCTCTAGGCCGCCGTGCGCGTTGTGCCATTCGTCGCCCGAGGCGGAGGCCCTGCGGGCAGCGTCACGAGTGGGCGCTGCGCCTGTTGGTCTTCGATAAGCGCCTGTTCTTCTTCTACGGTAGTGAGAGGTCGAGCGATCTCACCCTTTTGTAAGTTATGGAAAAATGTCTCATAACTAATAGTACCGTTGAGGAGGGCCGTCATGAGTGCCGTCAACATCTGGGGCTCCATCGTGTTGGACACGAGGTCTTTGTTGAGACTCACATGGACCCCTGGGTCGTCAATGTTCTCGGAAAAACCGGCCCACCAATTATGGACCTGTAAGGCCCACGTCAACCCTTGACTCACGACGCTGACCAGGCTCTGCATGGGTGAATCACTGCCGCCCATGCGCCACTGCACCCCGCGTGCGGTCTCCTGCACCTGGGGCGGTCCTTCGAGCAAGCGCGCGCCCAAGGCGGCCATCATCTTCAAGTCTTCTTGCAGGGCATGCTCATGCGGCTGCAACCCCTGCCCGTGAAACTCGACGAGCCCCACCTTGGCTTGGTTGTCCGGGAGAAAGATCGCCTGTGACGCCCCCACGTACAGCTCCGGCGGCGCGTCCATGCTGGCGGCGACGTAAAAGGTCGGCATGGCCGTGAGGTGCAGCGCGTGCTCATAGTCCGCGCTATGGCGCCAGCACAAGAAATTGCGCTCGACCAGGGCTTCCAGGAGCGACTTCTGCGGCATCAGGTCCAGGCTGAACGGGGCAAACACCCAGAACGGGATAAAGTCGAGGGGCCGCCCCTGCCGCAGGGGCCGCCAGGCTTGCTGCAACGTCGCCGTGCGGACACTGCCACGGGCCTGCCCCTGATCTTCGAGCCACAGGCTCACCTCGTACTGGCCCTGCTCATCGAGACGTAGGACGCGATACATCGTACGGTCCTCGACCACGAAAAAATCCGGCGAGGGCCATAACCCTTTGGGTACTGAAAGCGTTTCTTCCAGCACGACGAGACTGAGAATGGTATCGCCGCCCCGCTGGACTGTGCGCCAGTTGCGCACTTCTTCGGTCGCATAGGCCACCCAGTAGGGCCGCGCCTGCGGATCAGGCATCGCCTCAATACCCGGCAGTTCGACGACGGGAGCGGGATAATCGACCAACACGCCAAAGCGGCCCATGAGGAGGGTTTCGCGCACCGTCTGCTCGGCAAACATGCGCAGCGAGACGCCCGTCTGGGTAATGTCGGCAAGGTGCGGCTCCAGGCTCGCCGGAGCTTCAATGTGGGGCTCGTGGCGAAAGACCGCGCCACTGATCCCGTGCACGGCGGATTCCGTAGCCCCGACCCAGGCTGGACGGTCCCTATAGGCCGCGTACTGCTGCGGCGTCTTCATGCCCGCCGGCTGGGCCAGATACCGTGTCCCCACTTCGGACCTGTCACGGCTACTCGTCGAGCCGGCGATGGCGCCCTTGATAGCCGATGACCCGGAGTACGCATCACGCAAACAGCGCCATGTCTCGGCCCAGGCAGCATACTGGGGATGGGTCGCGGTCACGCTCATATATGGAACTCCATCACGCTACTACGCGCCCGCGCGGGTGCGAAGGTGCAGCAAAGGCTGTCACCAAGATCCGGCGACATGCCGAGCCGCTTGCGCATATGGTCTTTATCTTCCACGACCAGACAGCCGTTGCTATCGAGGCCATAGCCCACACTGGCGAGTTCCCCCGCGAGGTCCTCACAGGCCCCGTGATCGTCCGCGCAAAACACGGGGTGCTCCTCGCGCAGCCACCGGGCCACTTCGAGCCAGAGATAATCGCGCAGGAGTCGCGGCTTCGCATCAGCCGGATGGCGTACCACCGGCGCTTTCTCCGCCACGTTCACCGGCACGACCTCACCCGCAATAACCCCCTGCCGCTTCAGTTCCGCGAGGCGATCATACACGCCCGCGCCGAGGCCAATCACGTCCACATCTACCTCATCCACCCGCCAGGGTTCGAGGATGGCCAGGACACAACCGACCGTCTGCATCGTATCTTGTTTGGAAAACACGCGAATGCGATCCACCACGCTGCCCTGGCGAAGCACGAGAACCGTGCGATCACTGCCGAGACGCGCCACATCCACGCCGAGGCGCCGCTTGCCCTCGCCCTCGCGCTTATCGCGTGTCGTACAGGGCTCCGTCAGTTCGAGCGAGATCAGTACGTCATCTTCTTGTCTGGGAAAATCGCCGTCTGCACGCACGCGGACGACGTTCGATCCTTCTCCCCACTTACTGACTAAGCGGGTGCGGTAGCCGGGATCGACCAGCGGCGAGTCCTGCGAGCGAAAGTGCAGGGTGGTGTAGCTGCTCCGGTCTTTGTGATGCGATGCATAGAAGGTGCCCGTGGTGCGGGTCGCATTGCCCAACAGGAGCACCCGCGCGCCGGGTGTCGAGAGCGCCCCTTCTGCCGCCTCAAAGACTTCCTCAACGACCCCGGATGCCTCATCAATGACAAACAGAAGATGCTCCCCATGAAAGCCCTGGAGGGCTTCGGGATTTTCTTTCTTGGCCGTGCGGGCAAAGGCACCCCATTCACGCGCCGAGGGATCGACCAGTGCATCATTGAGCAGTCGGAACAAATGTGACAGCCACAGCCAGGCGGGATCGCCACGGGCGGCACTGCATAGATCGGCCTGGCGCCGCCACTTACTCAGTTCGCCCCAAAGAATGTCGCGGAGTTGGTGGGACGTCGGCGCCGTACACGGAATCTTGGCAAAATCGTGCGTTTCGATAAACCAGCTCATGATCCAGGCAGCAGTGGAACTCTTGCCAATGCCATGCCCCGAGCGCACGGAGACTTTCGCACCGTCCGGCAAAATAGCTTCGAGAATCTGCGCTTGTTGCCACGTCGGTTCTACCCCAAAGCGGTCCTGCACATACAGAAGCGGCGCGGCTTTCCAGAGACGACGCAGCTCGACATATTGATCAAGCGGGGAGGCGCGCTCAGGCGCCGCTGTGGCTAACATGAAGCCGCACTCGCAGGAAGGGGTGACACATGCTGCCCGTTCGTGGGCGCAAGTTTCTTCCGAGCGGCTTCGAGGAGGGCCGCGAGTCCCCCCGTCGGCTCCCAGGTCTGTTCACCACTCGCATCGGTGAGGGCAACTTTCTGCACGGTGCGTGCGTAGCGGTCGGGATAGCAGCGCTCCAGATGCCAGGCATCCGCTTGCCACTGGGGGGCGGTGCGCTTGAGTTCTCGCTCGACACGCCCATCGGGATATGTCAGGGTGCGCTCATACGTGATCATCCCACCCTGACCGGCCTGGTTGATGCGCAAGAGGCGACGCGCCTCATCGGCAGCCCGTGCCTTTTTGATATCCTGTGCAAACGTTGCATAGGGCTCTGTGGACGGTCTGACGCTGTGGCGCCCCTCCCCTCGCATGATCCATTCCCGCACGGCTTCCGGGGCTACCTCCATGAGGGCGGCGGCTTGCTCCGGTGTCATGCCGCCGGTGACGGCTTGCACGATGGCCTGGTGCACGGCCGGGGTGAGCTTCGTCTTGCGTGGCATGCCTAGTGGACCTGTATATCATTCGTTTCGAGGAGGGCGCGCAACTCTGGGCTCTTGACCGGCGCCCGTTGCCGGAGCTGCATGCCATAGTTGTCCACGGGTGGCAGGGCCGCGAGGTCAAGGCCCGGCTTGAGCTGGAGGACTTGGTCAAAGCAGCGCCACTGGTTTTTGATGACATGCTGCGGACGGTGAAAGCGGCGCTGCGTCTCGACCAAACCAGGCCAGACACGTTCAAGGGAGCGGGCCATGCGTAAGCGCCCATCACCCTGATAGAGGTCAGTAGTATTGCCCCCAGGGATGGTCATTGTCACAGCCTTGTCCGCCATAAAGGCGTTCAGTAATACCGTGCACCACCCATCTGTCAACACGCGCAGACAGAAATCGGTGTCATCATTGTACCGCTGACGCCAGCCATAGGGCAAGGCATTCAGGACCAGGGTACAGGAATAGACATGGACATTAAGGTAGTAGGGCGGACAAGAGTTGAGGTCAGGCACAAACATTTCATAGGCAAGCCCGGCGAGAGCGACGTTGGTGTAGCGGTCCACGAAGTCTTCACAGATACGTAGGGCGAGGCCTGCCTTGCAGGGGATGCGCCGGCTTTTCCAGCGTCGATAGAAAAGCCGGATGTTATCATCGAGTTGCCAGTGGCGGACAGCGCCCGTAGCAGTAGCA